CTACCTACGGATGGAGAGTAAATTAATGGCCCTTTCATATGCAAGTCTTGGTGGAGGATTTAACCCAACCAAATTAACTCTTCAACAGACAATTACATCAGGCACATCAGTCACTATCCCTTCAGGTGTCACTTGGGTATGGGCTGTAGTAGTAGGTGGCGGTGGAGGCGGCGGTAACGGTGGTGGAAACTCTGACGCAGGTGGTGGTGGCGGTGGAGTTGACTACGGTTGGGTTCGTGCAAATTCTGTATGTTCAATTGGTGCAGGTGGAACAACTAATGGTGGAATTGGTGGCAATACCTTTTACGGAGGACTAATTGGTGGTGGAGGTGGTGGCGCTAATAACAATGGAAGTTTTGGCAGTGGCGGTGGCGGCGCTAGTTATGGTTCTAACAATGGTGGCTATGGTGGTAGTTTAAGAGGAATCGCTGCTGGACTTGGCGGTGGACACACTACAGGCACGAACTACACAGCCGCAGGAGGCGTTGGAGCAGGTGGTGGTGGAGGTTCGGGAGCAAATGACCAATATTACAGTAACAGTGGTGGCGCAGGAGGTGCTGGTGCTCTAGCAGGCGGAGGCGCAGGCTCCAATTACAATTGGCAAAATGGAACAGCACAGGTTGGCGGTAATGGTGGGTTTACTGGTGGCGGTGGCGCAGGTGGAGGTTCTCCTGCATCTGGTGCTGCTGGTGGCTCAGGTATTTACGCTGGTGGTGCTGCGAATGGCGCTACTTATTCAGGCGGCTCTGGTGGCGGCGGAGTATTAGCCGCAGGTTCTGTTGGAGGAAGTGCTCCAAGCGGAGGTTCAGGTCGTGGCGGTAACGGTGGAGCAGGTGGCTCTGGTGGCGGTGGCGGTGGCGGTGCTGGTGGAACCAACACATCAGGTGCTGTTGGTGGCGTAGGTGGCACGGGCTGTATCCTTCTGTACTACTAATTCTTAGGAGATAAAAATGACAGTTAAATATGAATACAAGTCAGCATGCTGTGGGCACGAGTACATTGAACAACGTGCTGCGGATGAACCTATGTTCTTTCCTACTTGTAATCAATGCGGAAATGCAGATTACGAACTAGTAAAAGAAACCATAATCTCAGACACAGTGGAACGTGCTCCTGGCCCAGAGCCAGTATTACCAACAGAATAAGGTTTGAACTAAGAAAGGAAACTAATGGCTAACTATAAGTACCTCCGTGGTGCCAGCATTAGCGACCCTTCAAGAGTTATCTTTGATATTCCTGATGCGCCAACTATTGGTACCGCAACTAACGTAGGAACAGGTCGTGCCTATAACAATGGTGCGGCTACTGTAACCATTACTGGAAACGCTGCAACTGGCGGCCCTGTAACTGGTTATACAGTCACATCTTCACCTGGCGGTTTTACTGGTACTGGTACATCTCCTGTTACTGTTACTGGTCTTCAATCTGGTACTGCATATACTTTTACCGCCCAAGCAACAAATTCTTCGGGCTCATCTCCTGCTACAACATCAACTAATAGCATTACTGCTACAACTGTGCCACAAGCACCTACTGTTGGTACGGCTACAGTAACTAACACTTCTACTATAAGCCTTACATTTACTCCTGGTGCTACAGGTGGTTCTTCAATAACCTCTTACACCGTAACAAGTTCCCCTTCAGTATCTTTATCTACTTCAGGAACATCTAGCCCATTAACTGTTACAGGAACATTTGCGGCAGGAACTTCGTATAGTTTTTACATTACAGCAGTAAATGTTAATGGCTCATCGGCAGCCTCTAGCGCATCTAACTCAGTAATACCAGTTGGATACTCACTATCTCAAACCTTTAACTCTAACGGAACATACACAGTTCCATCTGGAGCAAGTAAGATTGCTGTATTTGCTGTTGCTGGAGGTGAAGGCGGTTACAGCGTTGGAGCAGGCGGTTCTCATAGCGGTGGTTCAGGCGGTGGCGGTGGAGCAGGAATTGCATTTTATGACTATTCTGTAACCCCTGGTCAAACGTACACAGTGACGGTAGGCACTGGTGGAAATGGCGGATATAACTCTGGACCTGGATCAGGTAACGCTTCTTCCTTCGGTAATTTAGCAACCGTCAATGGTGGGTCAGGTGCTTCTGGAGGAACATACTCAACCAATTTAACTACATCTTATGTCGCATATAACGGTGCCAGTGGTGGTTCTGGTGGTAGCAGCAGTTATCCTAGCCAAGGAGCAGGTAACGCAGGAAATAGCGGCGGAAATGAAACATCTTTATCTTTATCCCTTGTTGGAGTAGGTAACGTTACTGTGCCATTTGGTGGTGGAGGCGGCGGCGGTGGTGCTGGTGCTTATAGCGGTAATAGTTATTCTGGAGGTGGCGCTGGTGGCGGTACAGGTGGAACTACTTATGGTGGTTCAGGCGGTGGCGGTGGAACTGCTATTGGAACTAACTCCTCAACAGTTTACGCTGGAGGAACTGGCAGTGATGCTACAGGTATTGGTGGCGGAGGCGGCGGGGGTGGCGGCGGAGGCCGCAATCCAAACGGATCACAAGTTGGCGGTGTAGGTGGAGTTGGTGGACCAGGGCAGGTAATAGTTTATGTACAGTAAGGATAACTTCTAATGAGCATTCGCCATAGTACTGAAGAGAACGTAGATGGTATTCTTGTTGCCATTAGCGATGTTCCAGATACCCCTAATACCCCAACCGCATCTAACGTAGGGACTTCCCGCGCATATAACAATGGCGCGGCTACAGTTTCATTTACTAAAGCAGCTACTGGTGGTACTCCAACATCTTACACAGTTACTAGTACACCTGGTTCTTTTACCGCGACTGGTACAACATCACCAGTAACAGTTACTGGTTTACAAAGTGCGACAACTTATACTTTTTCTGCCACCGCAACTAATGCTACTGGTACAAGCTCAGCTTCTTCATCTAGCGCATCTGTAACAGCAACAACAGTGCCACAAGCACCTACCATTGGCACAGCTTCTGGTGGAACCGCTGGTGTTGTTTCTGTGACATTTACCCCTGGAGCTTCAGGTGGCTCTGCTATTACTGGATATACAGTTACATCTAGTCCATCAGTTACCTGTACTGTTTCAGGGACATCAAGTCCTGTCTCTGTATCTGGTGTTTTTGCTGCTAATACTTCTTACACTTTTTATTTAACTGCAGTTAATGCTAATGGATCATCCACAGCATCTAGCGCAAGCAATTCAGTGACACCTCAACCTACATATTCATTAGTGGGAACATATACCTCAAACGATAGTTACACCATTCCTGCTGGTGCATCAAGCATTGCTGCATTTGTTGTCGGTGGTGGCGGTGGCGGAGGTAGTGGTACATCAGGAGGCGGAGCATTTTCAGGTAGCGGTGGCGCTGGTGGCTCTGGTGCAGGATACGTTGCATTTGTAGATGTTCCTGTAAATCCAGGGGATACTTATGCAATCACCGTTGGTACTGGAGGGAACTCTGATACTGCTGGAAATGCTAGTTCTATTGGAAATATAATTACTGCAAACGGCGGCGCTGCTGCTGGCGGCTCAGTTGGAACTTACACATCAAATGTCAACGCCTATCTAGCGGCTGCAGGAACTCCTAGTGCTGGAGGCGGTGGCGGTGCTGGTCGTTCATATAATAATCCAGGAGCAGGCGGTGCTGGTGGTGCAAGTACTGCAACTAATGGTTTAAGTATGACATTGGCAGGATTAGGAACGGTTAACTTACCTGCATCTGGACAAGGTGGCGGTGGTGGCGGTGGCGGTTATTCTACTACAACTGGACAAGGTGGCGGTGGTGGTGGAGGTAGCGGTTCTCCTCTAGGCGGTAATGGTGGTAACGGCGGTAACTCAAACTCTGGTATCGGTAACGCTGGTGGCGGCGGAGGAAGCCCTACAGGTAGTGGTTATGGTAACGCTGGCGGCGGCGGTGGCGGTGGTGCATTTGCGTCTAACCAGCATAAAGCAGGAGGCGCTGGAGGCAGTGCTGCTGTAACAGGTGGAAATGGCGTGGTTATTCTCTACGTTAAATAGTACTGTAGTATACGAAACACACTAGGAGCATCATTTACAAATAATAAAAGGAAAATTAAATGGCAAAAATAGTCTTTACAGACACCGTAGGGGTGCCAGAAGAATTCGCTCCTAAACCCGCTACTTCATCTGTACCTGATTGGTATAAGAACATGGAATCATATCTTGGGGGAGATAAAAAACCTTCAGGTGATGGCAATACCACAGGGACTATAAAACGTTGTATGCCTGTTTTTGACGCCATAACTGGTGGTTATATTCTCTACACAAATGCTGATGTCTATGTGTCTCAAAAAAAAGTTGACTACGGTAACAAAGAGCACTATGAAAAAACAGGTGAGACTAAACTCTTAACCGCTGCTCAAATTAAAAGAAAAAAGTTAAAGCCAACTACGCCTTATTATGAATGGCCATCATATGGTCCAATTCAATTTCATCCAGTAGAACAAGCACCAACTCTTCCAGGACGAAATGGTCACGAAGGTTCATATCCTAAATGGATTAATCCGTGGTCAATTAAGACAGAACCAGGGTACTCAGTTTTGTTTTTACAACCAATGCATAGAGAATCTCCATTCACAATTCTTCCTGGCATCGTAGATACCGACACTTATACAGCCCCAGTAAACTTTCCATTTGTATTAAACAACTGGGAGTTTGAAGGATTGATCCCTGCTGGTACTCCAATGGCACAAGTAATCCCATTCAAGCGTGAATCATGGGAGATGGTCATTGGAGAACAAAAAGATTTAATAGAACAGAATAACGTAACTAGAAAACTTCGTACTCGTTTCTTTGATTCATATAAAGCACAATATCGTCAACCAAAGGAATACAAATAATGGCATCAAGCAAGGACACACTAACTATCGGTTGGTGCGACGGCGGTATGGTGGATGGTAAGTTCGCCCAAGGTCTTGTTTATACAATCTCAGATGCGCAGAAGATGGGCATTAATATAACCAACTTTGGTAGATGCGCTGGTAATCAAATTGGTAGACAACGCCAAGCTTTGTTTGATGGCTGGGCTGATGATTTAAAAACCGATTGGTTGCTTTGGGTAGATAGCGATGTAGTTCTTACTCTAGACATTTTACAAAAGCTATGGGAAGCCAAGAACAAAGTTATCCGTCCAGTTGTCTCTGGTATCTACTTTATTTCAAAGGCGCCTGAAGGAGAACTTTCCGCCCCAATGCCACAGATATTTAATGATGTTGATGAGTTCACTATTGAGCATATTCACCCGCTACCTAACAATGAATTGATTAAAATTGACTGCGCGGGAATGGGTTTAGTTCTTATGCATAAATCAATCATCCCTATTCTCCGCGAGAAGTACCCAGAGCAATCTATGTTTGCTGAGCAAGAAGGTCTTAACAATAAGTACGTCAGTGAGGATGTGGTCTTCTTCCGCAAACTTAAAGCCGCTGGCATACCTGTCTATGCCCACACTGGCGCCATAGCGCAACATATGAAGCGCTTTAATCTTGACGCTAGGTATTACAACATGTGGTGGAATAGCAACCCTTAATTTTTGCCCTTTATTTTCTTTCCCTATGCGGGAGAATATAAACATGACCCGCGCCTGTAGCCCTGGTGGACGTTTCTCCACCGACTTTGAGACCCAAGCTATCGCTAGCGCTATCACCATGGATTTACGTAATCCTGTTGGAACTCTGGCTGAGTGGTGGCTTTTTGACTCTATTACAACCGCGGTTGATCCTATTTACGATGTAGGTGATTCTCTTCCTACATTTACTGGCGGTAAGCATTGGACTGGACCTTATAAGGTTCCTATCGTCCGCGCAGTTATTACACAAGGCCAAGCAAAGACTAGCCAACAAGGCTTCTACAACGCTGACTTCCTACACCTAACAGTTAACTCTGTTGATATGGAGAAGTTAGTTCCAGGCATTATGAACAACCCAGATGATGCTGGTCGTCATAGAATTGTATGGAAGGGTGAAGTATGGCGCCCTTACCAAGCACAGCAAAAGGGTGTTGTCTCTGAAGGCTTTACTTTGCTTGCACTTGACTGTACTCAGGTTATGCCTGAAGAAATGGTCAATGATCCACAATTCTTACAATACGCTAACTAGGAGTTTGAATGTCACTTTCACACGCGCGCATTTCAATTAATGACACAACACCAACAAAGGTAACTCCTGACTCATGGGCGGCATTGGGACCTAAGACCAACTGCACACTTCAAATTCAAAACCTTGGCACTGACGCCGTATATGTGGGCGCCCAAGGTGTAACAAACATATCTTATGGTTGCGCTATCTCCGCTGGTGGAACTCTTACTATTGATGACCTACCACCATACGATGAGGTCTACGCTCTTTCACATGCATCTAGCGGTTACGTCGCGGTTTTAAGAGTCACTAGATAATGGCACATATTCTCTATACAGGGGCGACTGTAGGGCCACAAGGTTCTCCAGGTCCCGCAGGAAATGACGGTGCACAGGGCGCTACAGGCTCTCAGGGAGCCCAGGGAGCGCAAGGCACAACAGGACAAGGCGTACAAGGTACACAGGGCTTACAGGGCTCTACAGGCGCTCAGGGAACTCAAGGGCTACAAGGTGGCACTGGTGTTCAGGGCAATGTAGGTTTTCAAGGAACAACAGGCAGTCAAGGTGTTCAGGGTGTTCAAGGCTCTACAGGTTCTCAAGGCTCAACTGGTTCTACTGGTAACACTGGTGCTCAAGGAACTCAAGGAACATCTGGCGCAACTGGTACACAAGGTGCAATTGGTACACAAGGCGCAAATGGTTTAAATGGTGCACAAGGCACAACAGGTGCGCAAGGTACGCAAGGTGCAACAGGTTCTCAAGGAGCCACAGGCGTTCAAGGTTACACAGGAACATCTGGTGCGCAGGGTGCACAAGGTACAACTGGTACAACTGGATTTACAGGAACACAAGGAACGCAAGGTGTTCAAGGTTACACAGGAGCGCAAGGCACAACAGGTGCTCAAGGCGCTGGCGGAACTGTTGCTAACTGGGGAGCTTGGTGGTCAGACACTACCCAAAGCGCTACATATACAAACACCCCTTATGCAATAACGCTTGACCACACAGATACAAACGGTCAGGGAGTAACTCTACAAAACGGTTCTCAATTAAAAGTTCTTACTGCAGGTGTTTATAACCTTCAATTCTCTTTACAACTTCATAACACTGGCGGCGGTGGGAGTGGAAATACTGTACAAATTTGGTTAAAAAAGAACGGTACAACTGTCCCAGATACCAACACAAACATTGCGGTAATCACTAATAGTCCTTATATAGTCGCCGCTTGGAATTTTACTCTTCAACTAGCAGCTAATGATTATCTTGAATTAGTGTGGCAAACAGATAACACTAATATCGTTATTGATTACATTGCTGCAGCTTCTCCTGCTCCTGCTGTGCCATCAGCCATTATTACACTTACTCAAGTAGCTGGCTCTATTCAAGGTACTCAAGGCTTACAAGGTTCTACAGGAACGCAAGGCGTTCAAGGCACACAAGGCCCTCTTCCTACTGCCCCATTAACTCTTGCTTACAGTGCAACAACTACCGACCCACTTACCATTACATCTGGTAACCAACATGGTGGCTCTTCTTACGCTGGATTAGTGACTCTTCAAAGCACTATCTCTGGCGCCTCAAACCCTAAGAAGTCTATTCGTATGAACAATACGGGCGGTATTGAAGTTATTGATAATGCCTATTCAACTACTATCTTATCTTTAAGTGATGGCGGTGCTTTAGGAACATCTGGCGCTATTACCCCTGGAGCTTATACGGCAGGGCAACATATTAAAACAACAATATGGTCTGCTTCAGATATGGGATTTACTTCTACATATACACAAAGCACAAATACTTATTCAGCTATTGCTTCTAAAACATACACACCAGCTTCATCATCTTCTTATATTTTTGTTGAAGTATATGCTCGCTATTATGTAAACGGTGGAGCGGAAGACTCTTTCTTTTCCCAATTAACATGGAACTCTAATGAATTTGCGGCTCAACGCCAATATTGGGGAAACTTTTCAGGTGGGGGAACTCGCAGCTCTACCTTATTCCCGCTTGCTGGTAGAATTACAAATAGCAGTCCTACTGGATATACCTTGGCAATAAACGCTCGTAGAGATTCTTCAGATGATACTTTAAGTGTCTATGCTGACGGCGCCTTCTATGTAAAGATTACGGAGATTGCACGATAATGCCTTTTAAATCACAAGCCCAAAAGGGTTGGATGTATGCTACTCATCCAGAGATGGCAAAACAGTGGCAAGAAGAAACGCCTAAAGGCAAAAAATTGCCTAAGAAAGTAGGAAAGAAAAATGGCAAAAGCAAAGCTCGGTAGTGGCTCCCGCTTTAAAAAGATTGAAGCTGAAGCTAAAAAGTCTGGCGCTAAGAATCCTGCTGCTGTAGCTGCGGCTGCTGGCATCAAGAAGTATGGCGTTAAGAAAATGGAAAAGATGGCTCAGAAGGGTAAGAAATAATGTGTGCTAAATGCGGATGTAAATGTAAGGCTGGAAAACCAGCAAAAGGATGCAAGTGCACCTGTGCAACTTGCAAAGCTGCTAGAAAGGCTAAGTAATGGCTAAAGAACTATCACCAAAGCAAAAGAAGATTGCAGGCGCTGCTGCTCCTACTAACAAGATTACAGGCGCTGACTTCAAAGCTCTTAAGGGAGCTAAAGGTAAGAAAATGTCAATGAACCGTAAGAAGGGAATGTAACTATGTGTGCAACCTGCGGATGTATGGGAAAAAAGATGTCAAAGAAATCTGATGAGAAGCAAGATGCTAAAGTCATGAAGGGTATGACCTCAAAGCAAAAGGCGGCTTTTAAGAAGTCCGATAAGAAGATGGATGCGAAGCACCCATCGCCTAAGGCAGATGCCAAAATGGATAAAGCACTAGCAAAGCGGATCAAAAAGAAGTAAACATTAGAGCCCCGAAAGGGGCTCTTTTGCTTTATCCTTATATTAGTTTCCATGCGGGAAACTAAGCACAACCCCTGCGTTTTACATTGCTACTCCCTAGGAGATTATCCATGGCGGAAAGAATAGATAGGCCCTCAGATATTGAGTTTGCCAAAGCTATTGTTCAGAACATTCCTGAATCGGATAAAAGCATCTTGAAATCGCTGGGAGCGGCTTATGTAGCGTCAGAGGTTATTAGAAGTGCTACTAAAAAACGATAACCTAGAATCTCTTACTGAAAAGTCTATTAAAGAACTTATTGTTCCTTTAACTGAGTACCTTCGTATGACCGCCTATAACTCAGGCTGGCCTGCTCACCTTGTTCAGAAGATGAACGTTACTTTTGATAATGATTACAACCTTCTTGTTGACTATCCAGATGATGTTAAAGAAGATATAGAAGACCTAGAGTACGGCGACCTTAACGGTCTTCCTAATGCTGCTATTCGTCCTTTTCTTCTCCGCGCTCCTGGGATGATAGGATTAGTCCTAGAACAAAAGATACTTCCAAGCATGCTATTAGAAATGGGGGTAATCTAATGGGAAATCCATTTATTGTTGCTGAGGACCTAGCCCTTAAAACTCATACCCAAGGGGTTACTGTAAAGGATGATAAGAACCAAGACCGCGTTGTAAAGGTATGGTTTGGCTACCCTGATGTTGAAATCCGTACCCAAGACTTTCCATTCATCACAATTGATTTGATTGACATTGTTCCTGGCAACGACCGTCAGAACTACGGATACTACACAGACTCAGATTACCGCGGAACTATCGCACCTGTTGAAGGTCAGGCATATACCTACATCACCCCAGTTGCCTATGACCTTGTGTATCAAATAACTTCCTATTCCCGCCACCCACGACATGACCGCGCAATCATGTTTCAACTAATGAATAAGTTTCCATCAAAGTACGGTTATCTATTAGTGCCTAATGAATTAGGTACTGAGACAAGTAGCCGTAGCATGTTTCTTGATGGGTTTGTAAAAAGAGATGCGGTAGACAGCGAAACTGGAAACCGTCGTCTTTTAAGAAATGTACTATCAATTAGAGTGCTTAGCGAAATGACGCCTGATCAGGCAGCAACAGCTATCAAGCTAGTTGATGAAGTGCAAATCAACACTACTACATCGTATATCCCGTCTGGCTACATACCGATTTAATAAACGTAAACTATGTATAAATATAAGGAGTCAATTAAATGACAGCATATCTACGCCCAGGGGTGTACGTTCAAGAAACGCTAAACCCTATCGCACCAGTAGTTGGTCCTTCATCAAACACTGTCGCCGCTTTTATCGGAGCAAACGACCGTGGTCCAGAAGTTCCAACACTAGTTACTTCTTGGAGCCAATACGTTTCAAAGTTTGGTTCTTGGAATACAAACACAGGAAATGATCTACCACTAGCTGTTTATCTATTCTTTGCTAATGGCGGAAATCAAGCATTTGTAACTCGTGTTTCAGGAAGCGGAGCTAACGCAGCTACCCGTAGCCTAAATGACCGCGCAGGTTCTCCACAAGCAACGTTAAAGGTTAGTGCCATTAACGTTGGTACCTGGGGTAACGGTCTAAACATCAGCGTTACTAACTCAACAACTTCAGGTTACTTTAACCTAATTGTCTACTCAGGCGGTTCAACTTCAGCAAACATTGTTGAACAATGGACAGACATTACAATGGTTTCAACAGACAGCCGCTATGCGCTTTCAGTTGTAAACAACAACTCTAACTACATTACACTAGTAGACCTAGCCTCTTCATCAACTGGTTCTACAAAGAACCCATCAACACTTACCAACCAAGCTCTAAGCACAGGTGCTGATGGAGCAACAGTTGATAGCACAGCCATCACAGCTGCGCTTCCTCTATATGACACCGTTGCACAATCTTTGGTACTTAACATCCCAGGATACACAGATGCTACAACCGTAAATGCTGCTATCTCATATGCAACAGGTCGCGGAGATGTATTTGTTGTTGTTGATGGTATCAATGACACAGTTGCTAACCAACTAACCTTGGCTGCTACCTACACAGCAAGCTCTGAAGCTGCTGTCTACTATCCACAAATCACAATCGCTGACCCAACACTTGGAGTAGGAGCACCTGCTGGCGCTACCAAGACTCTAGGAGCTGGCGCTGCTGTCGTAGGCTTGTATGCAGCTACTGACTCTTCACGCGGAGTATTCAAAGCTCCTGCTGGACTTCAAGCTCGTCTTGCTGGTGCGGTTTCAGTAACCCCACTAACAAATTCAGACCTTGATACTCTAAACAGCTCTAACCCACCAGTTAACGCAATCCGTTATATCTCTGGTTCAGGAATTGTTGTTATGGGCGCTCGTACCTTGAAGGCTGGTTATGTAGATCGTTATGTACCAGTTCGTCGTACACTAATCTACTTGGAAAAGTCTCTAAAGGACTTAACTCAATTCGCAGTATTTGAACCAAACGATGCTCGTCTATGGTCACGCATTAACGCAACCGTTAGTGCATTCCTAACATCATTTTGGTCTCAAGGCGGCTTAACAGGTGGTAACCCTTCACAGGCTTACTTTGTTAAAGTTGATGCGGAAAACAATCCACAATCAGCTATTGATAATGGAATTGTAAATATTCAAGTTGGTGTTGCTCTACAACGTCCAGCTGAATTCGTTGTAATCAATATCGGTCAATACAGCGGTGGAACCACCATCACTGTGGCTTAAAGGAGATAGGTAAAAATGGCAAGTTCAACCCTAAGCACATACAACTCAAGTCTGGTAACAGACCCATTACGTGGGTTTAGATTTACCGCATCCTTTACCACAGCTGGTGGAGGAGACCCATTTGATGGTCGTATCATTGACGCAAATGGAACAGTAACCCCTCCTTCATCAGGTAAGTCAACTGGTTGGGTAGGCGGTTTCAGCAGTATTGGTGGATTGAGCATTAACACTCAAAACATCCAATACCGTGAAGGTGGCTACAACACCACTGTTCACCAGATTCCAGGAATGACAACATTTACACCAGTAACCTTTAGCCGCGGAGTTCTATTTGGAAACGACCAAGCTCTTGCTTGGATGCGTGGCCTCTTCTCAGCTGCCCAAGGTTCAGGTCTGAACAACTCTCTATCGGCAAATGCTCCAAGCTTTTCTGGCGGCAATTTCCGTGTTGATATTGTTATCAGCGTAAATGATCACCCAAATACAAATGCAAACAAAGATGTCCCAAAGATGAAGTTCAAAATCCATAACGCTTGGATTACTTCTCTTAACTACACTGACCTAGATGCTACAAATGGAGCACTTCTATTTGAAACAATGCAACTAGTTCACGAAGGAATCTCTGCTTACTTTGTAAAGGGAGATGGAACACCAACCGACCTTTCAAACGAAAACTTATACTAATAACTAATTAATAGGAGAACAAGACGTGACAACAACAATTACAGATGCAGAACTAGTAAATCAGTATGTACAAAAAGCAATGGAGGAGCCTGCACAGGTCGTAGCGACCAAGGCTCCTTCAGGACCTGAAGTACAACTACCAGGAGGCTTTGTAGATAACGGAGCTTTAGTTACTACAGTAGAAGTAAGAGAACTAAACGGTGTTGATGAAGAAGCTATTGCTAAAGCATCAACTACGGGTAAAGCTCTTAGTATTCTTCTTCAACGCGGTTTGGTAAAAGTTGGATCAAGAGAAGCTACTTTAGCTGACCTTGACACTCTACTATCTGGTGATCGTGACGCTATTTTGGTAGGCATCCGAAAGATTACTTTTGGAGAGACTATTGAACTAGGTACCCAATGCGGCAGCTGCGGAGTAGAGCAAGAAGTATCAATTGACCTAACCGAAGATGTACCAGTAAAGAAGCTAGATGATGCTATCTCTGATAGAGAATGGAGAGTAAAGACCAAGAAGGGCTATGTCACAGTAGGTCTTCCAACAGGTATTACTCAAAAGAAACTATTGGAGAACGCTGATAAAACCGCGGCAGAACTTAATACGGTCCTATTAGCTGGTTGTGTATTAGCTGTAAATGATGAACCATCAATGGGCGCAAGCACTGTTCTTTCTTTGGGTATGCAAGACCGCTCAAAGATTGTTGAAGAGATTATTTCACGTAACCCAGGCCCACGCCTTGGGGAGGTGAAGAAGGCTTGCAAGGCTTGTGGTGAGTTTATCGCTCTACCACTTAGTCTTGTTGATTTGTTTCGCGTATAGCGAAAAAGATTACGAAAACCTGCTTGACCAGTACGAGATTCTAACTAGAACTTTTACTGGATGGACTTTAGCGGACATTAAATCTATGTCCGCTAGAGAACGGTTAAATTGGATAGAACGAAGTAGAAGAGGTAGGAAATAATAATGGACGATATCAAAACCGCCTTTAGTCTAGGCGGCATGTCTCGTACCGTTACCAACCTTAAAAATGATTTACTTGGTTTAGCCAACGTAATTGAAAACACCTTACTTCCAAAGATTCAAAAAATGGCAACGCTTCTTAACGGGAGCGCTAATGCCTTTGGTGGTCTAGTTGATAGAAACGGACGACCTCTAAGCTCTCAAGCTTCTCAAAAAGTATCTCAAGGCGCTAATGATGTGCCTTCCACTGGCGGTGGAGCGGCTGGCGGTAACGGCGGCAACGATAACGTAATTGCAGACAATGGTCGCTCTAGGTCTGCCATGTACGCATCTGCATCCATACCCCTTGCCAAAATTGCTAGTAACGCTATGCCTAGCGTACCAACCGCGGTTGAACAAGATTTCTTAACACAACGCTCTGCTTTCTATGGAATAGGCGGGGGAAATCCAGCAGCGGTAAATTCACTGCAAAAGCAACTTGCTAAGCAAGGCTTTGCTTTAAATAACATGGATACCACAAGAGCTTTACTTATGGCTCAGAGCACAGGACTTACTGGCGTTGGTAACCTTAATCAAGTTATGCAAGGAGCAGCTACAGCTTCTCAAATAACCCCAGGTATCGGTATTACTGAAGCAACTTCTGCCATTGGTGGAACTATGAACTCTGCTAATACCGTTAACCTTGCCCGCACAATTGGTATTAATATCCGTCAATCTGATGGAACAATGCTTCCATTCCCGCAGATGGTAGATAAGATTTGGGCTTTCATTAGCCGCAATAGTAACGGTCAAGGTATGGATAAGCAGTCGCTTCAATACTCTATGCAACCTGGCTACGGTATTTATAATATGTTAAACGGTCTCTTCAATGGAGACCCAGTTATGATTAAAATGGTTTCTGATGCACTTCTTGCAAAAGCAAGTTTTGGTGGAAAGCCATTAGGTAATATAACAACCTCTGAAATGGTTAAAGCTGGAATTCAATCAGCAACCGTAAGAAACATTGCTAGTCAAAATGCCGCTGCAACTGGAACACTTGTTTCTACAGCTGCAGCTACCGCTGGTGGCTACGCTGGAGCGGCTGACATTGGAACTGGTATGAATAATTTAGCCGCTGCTATGAGTGACCTAACAGCTGTGCTAGGCGGCGGTAAAGGATTTTTGTCAGGAGTAACAGGGCTTGGTAATGGAGCTATGGGCTCGGCTTTAAAACTTGGTGGCGGTTTTGGATTAAGTTCTTTACTTAAGGGTGGAACATCATCTATTTTTGGAAAAGAAATGCCAGCCATAGTAGAAAAAATATTGCCATTTTTACTTGCTGGATTTTTAGCTGAAGGTGGACCAGCTGACAAATCAATGCCTTATGTTGTTGGTGAAAAGGGTCCTGAACTATTTATTCCTAAAACAGATGGAACTGTTTTACCTAACAGCATGTTCAAAGCTGATGGTGGTGGGGCATCTTCTTATGGAGCATCTGGTCCTAAAACCGCATTGTCTGACGATCAATTAAAGAACGTACTTAAAGCCGCAGGATTTAAAGGTAGTTCTCTAGATACCGCGTTTAAAGTTGCTCGTATGGAGTCTGGGGGTCGCACTGGGGCGCTAAATAACACCTCTAGTACAGGAGATTATTCTCAAGGCCTATTTCAAATTAACATGATTGGCAATTTAGGGCAACAAAGAAACGCTCAATATTTAAAAGACTATGCATCTATTGGTTATAAGGGACCACAGAGCCTCTATGACCCAGCAATTAACGCTAAAATTGCATACGACATCTCCCATGGTGGAACTGTGTGGAGCAATGCTTGGACTAATACAGCTAGAAAACTTGGCATATCTGATGCTGGTGGGGTTTCTGTCGGCGGCAGTTCTGCTATGTCAATGAGTGTTCGTGATGCCACAGCAGCTGCTAGATTTGAAGCTGCACAGGCTGCTGCATTTAGCGGTGCTACTGGTGGTGCCACTGGCGCTAGTTACAACTATAATCTTGGTGGAGTTACTATACAAATAACTGCTGCTAAAGACCCTAACAAAACTGGAGCCGCTGTTGCGGACGCTATCAAGAATCTAGGTAAGAGTTAATATGACATCAAAACCTTTAAGTTCAGGAAAAGGCGCCGCTGCAGGAACTAGCACGGGTTGGAGTAATCCTGCATGGGCTGGTGTAACTGGGCAAGGAAACACCTATAAAAAAGCCACGCTTCCAACATTAAAACCTGATACAAATTATGTAAACCCTGCGTGGGCTGGCTATATTGATGCCGCTAAAAAAGGAAAATCGTATCAACAAGTGCATGCAGACGCTGTTCCTACATATGGTTCTGGCGCATACGTACAAGCATATCTTGAACGTCAAAAACAAGTAAAACCTAGTTCAAAAACAACAACAAGTACGACTAGCGATACTTCTGTAATTTATACAACGCCAAATCAAATGAAGTTTAACCTACCTCCGCACCAATGGAGTTTGCCAATAAACCCTGCCAATTTAAACACATCAAACTATGTAAATAGCAATTCTGTAGACCATAGCAAGCGCCGAGCTATTATGTGGTATTACGGTGGGGCTGACACAACAGATGCTGGTATTTTACTTGGAGCAAATACCGCTGGCTCAACAGCTTCTCAAACTGCTGTTGGGGACGTGTATAAAACAACGCCTCAAGACAACTATTGGGGTTTTCAGTTTTTATGGAATCCTCAAGCTTTTCAAACGGTGTTGACTAGAAATTCAAATGTAGTTCCAAGCTTACTAGATAAGCACGCAAGTTTAAACGGGTTGTTTACAGCAATGGAATCTATTCAATTTACTATAACAATTGATAGAGTAAACGATTTTGCATTTTTAAAAGGTTTATTTTCATATTATTCAACTACCGCAAGTTCATTAAATATTACTAAAAATATTTTGTCTGATATTGCATCTAAATATTATACAAATGGGTACCCTTCAACCCCTAACCCTAAAGAAGACCCAGCAGATCAACTAAAAGATTTAATGACTATGGGAACAATGGCTGACGTTGAATACATTTATAAAATGATTAACGGCTCTGGTCAAAAAGGAAAAGTATGGGCAAATGGTTTGGGACGACAAACAGCAGATTTAGCGTTTTTGTCTCCAACAGCTATTGCTTTAAAATTAGGACCAAATCCAGATAGCTTGTCTTATGTGGGTTGGATTGAAAGCCTTAATGTAAACCATACGATGTTTACTGAGGATATGATACCTATCCACACCGAAGTAACAGTCACCTTCAACGGCTTCTCACGCGTAGCCCTAACGAGTAAGAACTAACTATGACTATATACAAAGGCTCTAGATACGAATACTCAGTTGTTGACTTTGTTTCTACAAAGTTGCACGGCAGTTCAAACCCTATTGTATTTTATGAGTTTAGTGACATTGGTAAAGTCACCTACTATGAGCACACATATGTTCAAGGGGAACGCCTTGAGCAAATAGCGGCTAAATATTATAAAAACCCACAAGCTTGGTGGTTGATACCTGAGTACAACCCTCAAATAACAGACTTTACAAACATCCCTACTGGCACAGTATTAAAGATACCAAATGTTTAATTACGTAGTTGCCAGCTTTCCTGACACATCAACCCCACCAGCCCATGTGTATTCTTTAGACTTTTACCAAACTAGATACGAACATGAGATAGCTGTACTTCAATTTAGAGATTGGGGAATTGAATATGATGTTGTACAAAACGGCTCTCCTGTTACATTTACTTTAAATGATTCTGGAAAAGCAAGAACATTTTATGGGTATGTTCACCACGTTAATGTAAATCGGGAACCTGGTTCTTTTTTAACAGAAGTAGTGGTTTTAAGCTCGTCTATGTTGTTAAAAAATCAATCTCAAAAAGTATGGACTAACCTATCGGCTGATGGAATAATTCAAAATATTGCTAATGCTCATGGTTTTGCGGCATATACTGTACCTCATCCACGCATCTATGATCAGGTATCTCAAGCTGGCCATACAGATTGGGAATTAATGGTCAGATTAGCTAAGCAATCTGGTTATAGTCTGCGTACTGAAAACACTGAAATTTACTTTCAACCGCTCCTTCACGAATATGAAAATAAAAAAAGTGAAGCACCATTGTTTGTAATGCGGGATGCTAATGACCCTAGCGGTTCTACAATTTATTCTTTTTCTCCAACTATAAGTGAATCATTAGAATACGATGGAGATAGTAAAGCTGCTATTGCTATTTCTGGGTTTGATTCTGCAACAAATAGTAATATCTCATCTACTTCTCAAAAACCTAATAAAAATACTAAATTAAAGTATTCTCGTGAGTTTTTTGATAAATATGACACAAGTGTTGTGGCTACTAATGCAGCAATTGCTCAATATGAATCTGAGGCCGCGGAAAATAGAAGTCAATTTCCTTATAGGGCAGTAGCTGAAGTAGCTGGAGACCCATTTCTACGCCCAGACCTTCCAGTATATTTAGAGGGTGTTGGTTCTTTATATTCAGGCTATTGGACGGTGCTTGGAACCCAACACATTGTTGTAGAAGAGAAAAGAAATAGCCATAAATACACAACTGTTCTTTATTTAGGCTCTGACTCATTAGGACCGTCTACTAAATGGAATAACGGCAACGTTGTTCAAAAAACAAATTCTAGAGCATCAAGAACCATAATCCCAGGCGTTCGTCAAACAAATGTTGTACCTAAAACTAGGATTGTAAAAGTAGCACCAAACTTAGGTCCTCAAAATAAAGGTTCATTTGGTAACGTAAAAAATAGAGCTAAAAGTAATTTAAGCAGCCCTGTTTGGAAAACGGCGACTGCTAACCTTAACCCTGTACAGCAATCAAATAAGAGCACAAGCGCTCAACCAAAAAGATTATTAAATAGAACTCCAGGTATCCTATGACATACGATAAAAGGTTTTATGGCATCTATGAAGGTCTTTGTACCAATAATGAAGACCCAGATAATTTATATAAGATTAAATTAAAAGTGCCACAAGTTTTGGGAGATTACGAGACTAACTGGTCAGCAGCATGTCTGCCTGTTACAGACAACTCTACTCATGATGCTCACACAGATGTGGTTACAAGTAGTAGCGCTTTATCAGGATTATCTGCGCATACGCATACAGTTACATTGAATGCTTCTCACTCTGACCATGTAAAAGTTCCAAAAATAGGACAAAAAGTTTGGGTTATGTTTATTGCTGGAGACCCTAATTTTCCAGTATGGATGGGAGTAGGACTGAATGAGTAAAGCAATCTCTTTGCCATTTTCTTTTGACGTTAATGGTGCGGTGGCAAGTACTTTGGACCAAAAGAAGATAATTCAAGACCGAATTGTCCTTGCGATGATGACCTATACAAGTGAGCGTGTTATGCGCCCACGTTACGGTACCCATATAAAAGGCAGTGTATTTGAGAACATCTCAGCAGCCAGCTCTTTAATACAACAGGAGGTCTCTGCGGGGTTTAGTGATTGGTTTCCGTATCTGACCCTGTTGAACACAGATGTAAAACTTGACCCTATAGACGGGCATTTAAACATCGTAATCAATTATAAGTACGGTTCTTCTGCGAACCCTGAGACTGTAAGTATTAAAACTGATATTCTTAGCCAATCTGGTGATGTAATAACGGAGGTACCATATGGCAACCAATAATTACGTTCCTTCGGTGGACTACACCTCTAGGGATTATTCGTCAATCCTAGCGGATATGACAACTCTCATTCCCGCCTTCTCACCTGCGTGGACCAACCGTGACCCTGCCGACTTTGGCATGACCATGCTTGAGCTCTTTGCCTACATGGGTGACCTTCTTAACTACTACATTGACCGCGCGGCAAATGAATCATTTATTACCACCGCAACTCAACGTCAAAATGTATTGAGATTAGCTAATCTTCTTGGCTACACCCCAATCAACAATATTGCTTCAACAGTTACTCTTACTTTTCAAAACTCAACCACATCGGCTATTACAGTATCAGCTTTAACAAAAGTAGCTACTTCATTAGTAGCTAACGCGTCAACCGCTCAAATTGTATTTGAAACAGATAGTGATGTAATAGTTCCAGCAAAAAGTGGTGCAACTAATGGCTCAGCTACAGTAAAAGCCACACAAGGTACGACTATTGCTGATGAAATTGTTGGTGCATCTAATGGAACCGCAAATCAATCGTTTCAACTAAGCAGCACTTCTGTAATTAATGACTCTGTTAAAATTTCAATCAATGGTGTTGAATACCAACGTGTTGAGTATTTGATTGATGCTAATAGTTATGATCCAGTATTTTCTGTATTTACTGATGCCGAAGGTATTAGCTATGTATTGTTTGGAGATGGAATAAGTGGTCGTATTCCACCTAATGGAATACAGATTTACGCAACATACCGTGTAGGCGGAGGAACCATAGGTAACGTCGCATCTAATACTATTAAATATATTATTAGTGTTCCTTCTGGAACAATCCCTGCTGGTCTAACAGTAGCTAATCAAGATATAAGTATCTCAGGTGATGGCGCGGCAACAGGGGGTTCTGACGAAGAATCTACGGACTCTATAAGAATTAACGCCCCATTAAGCATTAGAGCAATCAACAGAGCAGTATCCCTCACTGACTATGCATACTTAGCTGTGCAGGTAACTGGGGTATCTAAAGCTATTGCTTCTGCTGATGTTTACACTTCGGTAACTTTGTACTTTGTACCAGCTGGAGACCCTGGTGTTGCATCAGACAACGTTACCCCAAGCGCAGTATTTAATAACACTGTTCCAAAGGTATTAGCTGCATTAGTTGATAAAGCTCCTGCTAATACAACTATTACATTTCAACCACCTACCTATGTAGGAGTTAAACTAACGGTAAATATAACAGTAGCTACCCAATACAGACAATCATCAGTAACCGCAAATGTTACTGCTGCATTAAACAACCTATTCAATATAAACAACGTTGTATTTAAAGACACAATTTCTGTATCTGACGTACATGCAACAATAGCATCTGTTGATGGTGTTGCGTATCAACAAATTCAAAAGTTAGTTAGAGCTGATCAAGACCAAACCTTTACGGTAAACAACAAAGCTTTAACTTCTAATACTGCTACATTGACAACCTCTGTAAATCACAATTTAACAGTTGGCCAAACAGTATCTGTAACTAACGTAGATGCAACATTTAATGGAACATTTGTTGTAACGGCTGTAACCTCTAATACATTCTCTTATGCGTTAGTTGCTAGTCCTGTAAGCTCTACATCTGCAACAGGCTCTGTTACAGCGTTAACTGTAAATGACATTGTTTGCGCTACTAATGAAATTCCAACACTGTATTCAATACCTAATATTGGAACATTAACGGTTAATCCTAGCGGAGGAATTTTAAGCTAACATGTCACGTTACGGTATTGATTATTATGGTGTGGGTTATTACGGTAGTGATAACCCTCTTAAGTATGATGCCGCACCTTTTACCGCAAAGCCATACAAACAAGGAAAAATACTTTTAAATTGGGCTGACCCTACTGGTGACTGGTCTGAGTTAATTATTGTAAGAAATTCTTATGGATTCCCAATAGATGCTTGGGATGGAACCAGAATATTAACAGTGTATAACGGAGCCGATCCTGTTGTATATATTGATGAAACAGGTTTAACTCAAGGTAATTTTTACTATTATTCTATATTTGTATTTAGCACTGTTCAATACTCTTGGGTCAATGCTGGCAATGCGTATGCTTTATCTGTCAAAGACCACGGTAACACAGACAAGTTGTATAGCTATCTTCCAGAAATTTACAAAATATCTCAACCCTACTCAGCTACATCTGATTGGTATAACCCAGACCTGTATGCGTTTTTAGAAAACTTTGGTTTTGAATTAGATTACGAGCAAAGTTTAATTGAAAACTTAATTAATAAATACGATGTTCAAAGAGTAAGCGGTGCGCTTGTACCAACAATGATGAACCAATTTGGTCAAACATATGAACCAGCCATTGGTTTACAACAAAATAGAGTGCTTTTAAGAGACGCAATAACTTTGACTAAAGAAAAAGGGTCTAAAGACGGACTTGTTGCATTTATAAAAGACTTTACTGGTTGGGGCATACCTGTCCCTATTAACGGCACACCTAACCCTAGCGTTAACGGAATTACTGTAGGGCATAACATAATGCTTGATTACAACGATTCTTCATTTGAAGAGGGTATTGGGCATTGGGTATCTACCGATGGCACCGCTGACCTAGACCACCTTAAAGTATTTAATATAAAATCTTTGTCAGTTACCTCTAATGTAGCTACTTTAATTATTGGCCCACATAACTATGACGTTAGCAACAAGGTGGTAATTAGTGGTTTATCTTTGCCTTTGTTCAATAGCGCTACCCCTGTTACCTTAACCGCGGTTGATCAAAATACATCTATTAGTTTTAGTATTACTACAGCTGATTTCTCTTCAATATCTGGGTATAACGTATCCACAGGAGCCTATGGGTTAGTGACCCCATATCCAGCACCATGGGTAGAGTCAACTGCACCAGAACTATTTCCTAATAAAACTAATGGCGTGTTTTCTGTATATAACTTATCTACTAGCGCCCAAACAATTAATACCTATTGTGGTGATGACGCCCCTATTACTAAAGGTATTCCTGTAACCGCTGGAACTCAATACACATTTAGCATCTACGCGGCTAAAGGAGCTACGGCTCGTACCGTTACTGCAAAGATTAAATGGTTTAACCGTTTTGGTGTTTATCTATCTACGTCTTCTGGCACTGGGGTTTCTGATAACACTGCTACTTTCTCTGGCTCTTATCGCCCATCAGTAACTGCTTCAGCCCCTACTGGTGCCTACTATGCCTGCCCTGGTATTTCTATAGCATCTGTAGGTGGTTCAGCCAGCAATGAGCACCATTACTTTGACGCGGCTCAATTTGAGGCTTCGTCTTCTGCCACTTCTTTTGATGAAGCTCGCCAACTACACCTTATTCTGCGCGCTAATAGAATCAATGAATTACTAAACCCACACTTTGCATCCCCTATTACCCCTTGGAATGCAGCCAACGCTTCAACATCAGTTATCAATACCTATGAAGAACCAAATGTAGATTTATTTACAATTGCCTCAGCCAGCATTTCTACCAACGTAGCAACAGTCACTCTTACAAATCCTCATAGTTATCAAGTTGGACAGACCGTTGTTATCAGCGGGGTCACAGGCACAGGAGCCTCAAACTACAATGGTGTAAGAACCATCACTGCTGTAACTCTAACTACCTTTACCTATTCTGTAACGGCTAGCAATTCAACTGTTACTTCGGGTGTTGTGTACAGAACAGGAAATTCATTAAAGCTGACTGCCACTGGTTCTTCAGTATCTGTAGCTTCTTGGGATGGTTCAACCACATCACAACTTATGGGAATCTACTACCCAAATACTTCTTACACATTTAGTGTTTATGCTCAAGCAGGAACTGCTGCAGAAAACGTAACAGTCAAAATCAACTGGTATGACACCAGCTACTCATTGATTAGTTCTTCAGTAGGAACCTCAACCGAAGTCTCTACAACAGCTTGGGCGCGCCCTTACGTGATTGGAACAGCCCCAGCTACAGCTGCCTATGCCAGCGTAGAACTTGATTGGGCAACTACCTCTGGAAACATATTAGTTTTAGACGAAGCACTCTTTGAAAACAATGGACAAGTTTTAGATTACTTTGATGGCTCTAACGGTAACGGAACTGTTTATGACTTGTTCTGGGAAGGTGGCGTACCAAACGCTGCTCGTAGCCACTATTACAAAAATAGATTCTCAGTTCAAACAAGATTGTTTGGAGCAACACTAAACGCTGAACTGCCTATGGGCTCTACAGCGGCAGTGTATATAGCACAACCACAGACGTAGTAGTATTACGCCATGTTTAATTTATTTCTTGTATCAATGGCGGTAGCGTTTTTTCTTGCTCTTCTACAACCAATAGCAGAAGTCCTTGAAATCTTTACTAGTGCTATGGCAGTCAATGCCATTTTTGCGGTAGGACTTTCCTTTGGTGGGAATGCCCTTATCGGATTTCCTGTTAAAGAACTAATACTCAGGGCAGTAGCCTGCGCTTTCCTAAGCAGGGTTCTATTGACTGGGGCAGAGCGGCTTTCTACCTATCGCCCCGCTGTGATTAGACAAAAGTAAACCTTGTGCTAATGTAGGCCTCCCCTAACAGGAGGTCCTATGGACAAATATTATGTGATGGTAGCTGGTGCAGGACGCACCAGTCGGGCTAACGTAGAAGCCCTTATAGATGACTACGTGTATGCAAATGGACAAGATGTAACTTTCTTGCTTCCTTATGAAACATCTCCCGCGCCTGGACAAGTGTTCATTAGTCAATGGGCAAAAGATAAAAGCAAAGATGTTGTTATCTTTTCCAACGAGGGTGCAAAGCATGATGGCATCTCTTCAGCCAGCATGATTGAAACAGATAATCCATTAGAGGAGGCTTGCAAGTTCGCGGGTAAGGTTAAGACCGCAGGTTTTGTACTATGGAACAAAGACGAACCTGACAACGACCTTCTAAACACTATGCTCCAACACGACATAACTCCTTATGACCTGAGTGAGGGTTTAAATAAAATTCCCCCCGCCCCAGAATATGGGGTTGCAAGGGAACGGGAACAGGAACCAATTGAACCTGTCTTAGAGCCTGAAGAGGACGTTATAGACGTGGACGACATAATCCGCCGTGTAACCAAGGCTGTGCTAACCGAACTAGATGCCTCTAAAAAGGCTTCTAAGGGGTCTAGGACGTGATTACAGCCCGTGCCCTAGGGGTTTACTTGTATCTCTATGCCTCAGGAGCCGTTATAAGCGCTGAGAGCCTTTCCAAGGTTTTTGGGGAGGGTAGGAATTCCATGAGGTTGGCTCTTAAGGAGCTGAAGGACTACAACATGATCTCTTCTAAGAAGGAGCGGATTGGCAACAGAATCATGACCGTAAATCGCCTTGTGGAGCCCAATCTCTGGCGACCAGAAGTTGGTCATCTGATACAGCAGACACAGCTGAATAGCTATTTAAACTTAAATGCATATTCATATATAAAGCAAGAAAGATTACTTGGGGAACCCAAGGAGGGAATGATGGATAACGAATTTAGAGCGCTAAGTTATGAAAGCGAAGAGGATGAGCTAAAGGCCAAGATTCGCAAGGAGCGCGAACGCAAGAGTGCCGAATACGCTTTGGCAAAGGAGCAAGAGCACAACAGGAAGCGAGAAGCCAAGATGAGCAAGTTACCGATTGACTGGACTACAGACGAATCGGTAAACGAGTTCGCTAACCGCATGGAAGGTATGTGGCACGTCACCCCTTGGAGAGTTGCGCGGACAAGGTTTCGTGGCGCTTTTGGTCAGGCTCGCAAAACTCACGGCACCACAGGCGATGTAGAGTTGAAGATGATGGATCGGTTCTTTGCAGGTCTAGAGCACAATAAGCACATCAACGACCCAGAGATAATTTGGAAAATGTTTATCCGCGACTTTGGTAGCTTACTGTTGGATGTAGAACGTAGTACAGTCACACCTGCAGATATTGCAGCAGCCGAAGATATTTCAGACAAGCAGTGGGAGAAGTATTAATGTTTGAACTAGACGATTTGAAACCTGTTCGTAAAATTTGGGTACGCGTTGCAAACATTCCTGAAGCAAGACTTGGTTGGACTTTAGATGACTGCACTGAAGTTGACCCAAAAAAGATGGAGCGCATTCGTCAGTGGATTGATTACGTTAAATCTGGAGATGTGATTCGCGCATCAGGTAATAAGCGTTGCGGTAAAGGTTTACTTCTTTGGGGAGAACCTGGTCATGGCAAAACAACTCTTTCAGTTTCTTTAATTCAAGAAATTATGACTACGTTTCCTATTGAACCTTTTAAAGTTGATAGCGGAAAGGTTCTTAACCGCCCATGTTATTTTGCAACCTTCAATGATATCTTAGCGTTGAAAGGTTTAACCATTGAAGGTGTTGCTACTGATGACCAAGAGACTTTGTTTCAAGGCATGCTTGGAGAATGCAAGAATGATGCGTATAACATTAGAGTTTTGATTATTGATGACCTTGGCAAAGAACACACCTCATTGTCAGGTTGGCAGAGCAGCATGCTTCACCACATCTTGCGCACACGTTTTAACCACGGATTGCCTACTATAGTTACCACTAACATTAAGTTAGAGAACTGGGCTAGCGAATATGGTGACGCTACAGAAAGTTTTGCTAACGAAGCGTTTTATTATTTACCTATAGCTGCTACGGAAGATTTAAGAAAGTGAGGAACGAAGTGCAGGCGTCAAGGTTGGTACAGGTATTCTTAAGCCAAGCCCACACACCTGGCCCAGGTATCTATGAGGTTACCTCAGATTTACTAGGTCGTTTATTCTGCACTTGTCCTGGATTCAAAGGTAGAAGTACCTGCAAGCACACTAAATTTGTTCAAGCCCGTATAGATCAAAACAATGGTAGCTATCCATTAGAAATTTCTAAACGAGCAACGAACGAAGATACGATTAAGGCTAAGCTTTCTGATGAAGACTTCAGAGAGTTCGTGATTAAATTTGGGAAAATAGAGGTTTTCTAAATGCGTAACGGGGATATCAGCAACGAGCTCCCCAAAAGAATACTTGTAGTGGCAGACATATTCTTGACTGTAGAGCTCAATGTAAAAAAGAAGTATAAGTTAATTCCGTTTGTTCAAGTAGAAAAAAAGGTTAGACGCGACATACTAAGCGCGTTGTACCTTTACACAACTAACCGCGGTGTTACGTTGGAGTTGGTTTCTTACGAATTGACAGACGAACAACTTTCTGAAACGATGGATTATCTTGATAACACAGGGACTAATCCGTTTAGATATTACTCAGGCTACGAGTCCATTAACCATTTGGTTAGTGAGCTTCCATACAGGCCAGAGGTTATCGGCGTAATAGATGCACCAAGTAACATATTAAGATACGGACACTGGGGATTGGACTTCAAT